CTATGTGTCTGCGGTATTGCTGGGCGGAACTCAAGATCGAGCTGCACTAAAGAATGTAGAATCAATTTATGCTGCTCTAGCAAAGGATCCCGACCGTGATGCCAAGCTCAAAGACTTTCGTGAATATCTAGCCCGCGAAGGCCTTAAAGAACCCGAAATGCCTGTAAAAGAAAATGATGTGAACTTTTTGGCCAGACTACGGGACAGAATAGTAAATCAAGGCATGCAACAGCTGATTGAAGCCAAGCCCCTGTATCAGATATACGAACAAGAGCCTGCTGCTGTGGGTGGCCAGGCCAAGGGCATTGAGCACCTGGAAGACTATGTGTTCCGTCAAGGAACCGCGGGTGTAGACAAAGCATTGGCTATTGTTGATTCTTTTTACAAACAGCCCAAACAAGGATCTGTAAAATGGGACGGAAAGCCTGCTTTGGTATTTGGTCGCAAACCCGATACCGGAGAATTTGTGCTCACAGATGATTCGGGATTCGGTGCAGTTGGATACGATGGCCTGTTTACCAGTACAGATGCCGTTGCTAACGATATGTCTCGACGAGACGCTAATGCTGCGGCCAAAGGCAATAAAGCAGATAGAGTTGAAACCTTGCTGCCAACATACAATACTATCTGGCCATATCTTGAAGCGGCCACTCCTGCAAACTTTCGTGGCTATGTCAAGGGAGATCTAATGTACTGGGTCAACACCAATGACCCGTTGCCAGAAAAAGAAAACGAAATCGTGCCTGGCGCAGTTTATAATTTTGCTGGACTACTGGTATTTAGACCCAACACAGTGACATATCGTATTCCGGCAGACAGCAAATTAGGGCAACAAATTGCCAACAGCAACGTGGGCGTGGCTGTACACACCATGTATGCAGATGCAGGTGCTCCTAAACAACCACTCAGCAGAGTCAAGTTCAATCCTGTGCCTGGCCTGTTGTTGATCGAACCCATATATGCTAAACCTGTGGAAACAGCAGATCCCATGGTTAAACAAATCAAAAAACTGTTGCAGCAGAATCGAGCAGTCATGAACACCTTGTTTAATCCTGCTGAATTACGTGCCATGAAAATAACTGACTTGGCCAAGCTGGCAGTAGACTACATCAACAAACGTGTGGATCCAAATCATGCGGCCTATACCGGAAATTTCAGTGATCTTGTGCCGGGATTTCTAGCCTGGCTGCAACAGACCCAGACACCGCAAAAGTACAACAACATTCTGCAATATCTGCGCAGCCCCACCAGCAACGAACAAGCCCTGGCCGCTGCCTTTGTGTTGTTTGAATTGCTACATGATCTAAAACTGGACACAAAGTCCAAGTTGGATGCACAGGTTCCTGGCAACGAAGGATGGGTGTTTGCAACCCCTGCAGGCTATGGTAAAGCAGTAAATCGCTTTGATTTCACAGCCAGAAACAAAGCTCGAAACAACCCACCAACATCGTAATTTTTTGCCAATTTCATAAATAAGAGTAGGGCAAGTAGCCCACTTTTTAGGAGATTTTCAAATGGCAATTTTTACAAAAACAAACGGCACGAATCAACCAGTATTCAACATGGATACAGCCAATGGCAACATTGGCGGAACAGCTAACATTGCTGCAACTGGTTCAGTTAACTTCCAAGGTCCCAAGCTGGATTTCTTCAGCTTGGTGGCCAATGGTGCGTTGACAACATCGGCAAACGTCAATGGCTACATCAACAATGTGTTGCAAGCTATTCAGACCAAGGGTACAGTAGCTATGTATCAAGTTAGCCCAGCAGCACCAACAGTGTTGAACTTGGCTATCTATCCAACAGGCGCATACACTGCTGCTACATTGTTGACCACTGCTAATACCAGTGCCACAGTGGCATCCGGTGGTCAGAACTTGGAATTGAGTTCAGCAGCCGGCAATGCAGTGTTCACTACTGCTGCTACCAACTTTGCTCCTGTCTAATCTTAGATAGCAGTAAAAATCAAGGCCCTGGTTTATTTCCGGGGCTTTTTTTTGGCCGTAAATACCTCATGGCATATAGTATTTGTGTATTAACTGATTTTGATTGTAGACCCACTGGGGTTACAGGACATTTTCGAACAAACGTCTTGCCGTTTGTGGATCGAGCTGATCAATCAATAACCAATTTTGACTCCTGGAACAGCAGTAGAAATCAACAACGCAACTGGGAAACCCTATTGCAATTGATAGGACTGTACACACAGCCGCAGCACATATCTGATATACGAATGCAAAACGGTCGTTGGGAATTTGAGTTTGAAACAGAGTTTGATGATGTGTTTCGACTCAATGAAGATCCAGTGGGCTTGCTCAAACAGGCATGCCGTGGCGTTCCAATCATCAACTATGTTCAACAACAACTGACCACACTACTACAACCAGACGTGAACATTTGGTTCTATCCAAAAGGCCATAAATAATTCATGGACACAACAGAAATAGAAAAAAAGAGCCTGGAAGCGCATGTAGAGCTCTGCGCCGAACGTTATCGCCATCTAGAACTGCAACTAGATTCTGCCAATTCTGCTATCAGTCGACTAAAAGAAATGACAGAAGAAGTTCATGCCATGATGCATAAAATTGTGGACAATCGAAACAATCAATTGATAAACTGGGGACTTGGATCTATTGGGTTCTTGTTGGCCACTGTTGGTTGGTTGTTATCACACTACGTATTCAAATGAAAGCCAGCCGCAAATTGGCCGCCCTGGCCGAAAGAGAACTGCCTCATCTGCTGGAAAACGTCATTGTGGAAGACGGGGAAAAATACCGTGCTTTTGGCAAATACACAATACAGCCTAGAGATCCGGGATTTGACGTTTCCATAAGAGACGATGCTGTGGGCAAATTTAGCACCACTAAATCTGCCCTTGCCTGGTGCATAGCTGACAGATTAAACTATTTTAATCTTGCTAGACAAATACAAGAGCTAGATCAATCACTCACACGATTGCGCAATGACATTTACATCCGTAAGAACATTGCAGATCGTATGTCGGGAACTGCCTGGGAAACTGTAATAACCAAAGTATCCTACCGACAAGACCAAAGTCAACTGCTGGAACAAGAGTTGACAAAATGTATAAATTTGGCTAAATACTGGCAACTACGAGGAAACTCAAATGAAACTAAACGAACTGGCCGTAACACGCCCCACACAACAAATCGCTAAGGTATTCGAGAGTCATTTTGATCAACAAGTTCAATTTGACTCAATGAATCGCGATCAACTGCACAACATGTATCGCAAGGTACGTGGGGTATTATCTGAACACAGAAGCGGTCCTGCACGTCACACCAGTGAGCGTGACCCTGCTTACCTGAAATTGATGATGATGGAACAGGCACTTGCAGAAAAAATCTACGAAGATGAAATGGCCGCTGCCAACGCTGCTGCACCAGCGCCGGGAGTAAATCCTCAACAGGCTGCTGCCATGGCTGCCAAGCAAAAGATGGACCAGAAGACACAGATACAAAAAGAACTTGAAGATCTGAAAAAACAAGTAACCGACAAGCAGAACGAACTTACCAATCTCAGCAGCACTACCTCGGTGCAAGAACGTCGTCGTGCTCAAACTTATGGATACTATCTCAGCGAAAGCGAAGTTCAGCAAGCCCAGGTGGTTCTGGCTGCACAAGACATGGTTGACAAAATGCAAGGCATGATTGAAGACACCACTGAGATGCAATTTAAAGAATTGCCAGCCTTGGTTGATTCAATTAAAAATCAAATTGGTGCTGATCAAGCAGCTCAATTCAACAATGATGCACAAGCAGCATTGACCGGACTGGTTCAGAATCTGCAAGGCAGCAAACAACAGCTGGAACAAGCTCTTGGTGTGGTAACTGGTCAAGGCCCTGTTGAAATGCCCGGAGCTGAAATGGCTCCACCTCCACCAGCCGGCGAAGAACAAATTGACGTGAGCATGACTGCACCCTCTCCTGAAGAACAACTAGATGCAGCAGCCGTTGGCCCTGCAGCATCTCTAGGACGAGAGCGCAGATAATGCGAATTGATGAAGTAGCTGTAGACGACACCGCAGACAAATTATTGGCCTTGGCCCAATTTGCTGTGGGCCGTGCCACAGATACCTCAGCAAAACTACAGATGCCTGTTCAGGCATTTATCAATCGTGCTAGAAATATTGGGATTGATATCACTCCTGATACTTTGCAAAGCCTAGTTGGCCAACCGCCACTAAGTGGCATAATAGAACCCATGTCGCCAGATGCCACTGAATTGATATTCAAGGGCGGCGAACAACCTGGACCCACTGCTATGCCGGTAAACCAAGCACAAAACATTGTGGCACAGGCTGCAAAATCGGCCATGAACAAAGACCGTAATCTCGGTTGATTCAAACTGGTTGACTAGTTGGCTAGTTGGTAGTATACTCAACAAAAGGAACCAGTATGGCTTATTCAAATCAAGTAATCGATCACTACGAAAACCCCCGCAACGTGGGCAGCTTTGAAAAAGGCGATGCGGACGTTGGCACAGGCATGGTAGGTGCACCGGCTTGCGGTGACGTAATGAAACTACAGATAAAGGTTGATCATGATACAGGTATTATTACAGATGCAAAATTTAAAACGTATGGCTGCGGATCGGCTATTGCGAGTTCGAGCCTCATTACCGAATGGGTCAAAGGAATGCACATCGACAAAGCAGGAACAATCAAAAACTCCGACATTGCCGAAGAACTAGCATTACCCCCAGTCAAGATCCATTGCAGCATCCTGGCCGAAGATGCCATCAAGGCTGCTGTAGAAGATTACAAGAGCAAGCATGATCTCCTTAACTGATGATGCTGCTAGAAAAATAACTCAAACCATTCAACGTCGCGGCCATGGTATTGGTATTCGCGTTGGTGTAAGAACCACAGGTTGCTCTGGACTTGCTTATGTGTTAGAATATGTGGATACAGCACAGCCTGAAGATATCTGCATTGACTGTGCCAACTGCAAATTGTTTGTTGATCCCAAAAGTTGTGCCTATCTTCAAGGACTTGAAGTAGACTACACAAGACAAGGACTCAATGAAGGTTTCAAATTTTCAAATCCCAACGAACGCGACCGCTGTGGTTGCGGAGAAAGTTTTAGAGTTTAAATGATAGTCAACAGATACAACTACACACCCATCAGCAGAGAAACAATAGACGGCAAACGACACTACTGTTTGCCCGACGGCAGCAAGGTACCCAGTGTGACCACAATCCTGGACCGAACCAAATCAGAAGAAAAACGTCAGGTTCTGGCCAACTGGCGCAAGCGAGTGGGCGAACAAAAAGCACAAGAAATTACCACAGAAGCAGCCAACCGTGGCACACGCATGCATGCCTACCTTGAGCACTACATGCTGAATGATGACATGAAACCCTTGCCCGGAAATCCTTTTGCACATCCTAGCTGGTTCATGGCCGCAGAAGTTATTCTACAAGGCCTGTGCCATGTGAATGAATTTTGGGGTGCAGAAGTTCCTGTGTATTATAGTGGGTTATATGCCGGCACCACAGACTGTTTGGGTGTGTGGAAAAACCGGCCTGCTATCATGGATTTCAAACAGACCAACAAACCCAAAAAACGTGAATGGATTGATGATTATTTTGTGCAGTTGGCAGCGTATGCAGCAGCACACAACGAAACCCACGGTACTGCCATTGACTGCGGCGTTATTTTGATGGCTCAACAGCCCGACCTGCTGGCCGATGGTAGCCTGGGCAAGCCCATATACACCGAGTACGTGATTGAGGGAGACGAGTTTGCACACTGGACCAATGAGTGGATGAAACGAGTTGAGCTGTATTACGCCACACGCTAAATACAGCACAGAATCAGGATTCATATGGCAATTGTACAAGTTAGTCGCATCACAAACCGTAAAGGTCTAGCAGAAAATCTGCCGCAATTGGCCGGTGCAGAATTGGGCTGGGCTATTGACGAACGCAAATTATACATCGGCAATGGCACCCTTCAGGATGGCGCACCGGTTGTTGGCAATACTGAAGTTCTCACAGAGTTCTCTGATTTGCTATTGGTAAACGGAGCATACACCTATCAAGGTACCGCTGCTGGATACACTGTGCAGACTGGTGCCACATCGGGCAGTCCGATTAGTCTAAGTTTACAAAACTGGCTAGATCAATTTGCCAGCGTCTTGGACTTTGGCGCAGTGGGCGATGGTGTCACAGACGATACCGAAGCAATTAATCGTGCATTGTATCAGTTGTTCTGTAGAGAAATCAATCCACAAATCCGCCGTTCGTTGTTCTTTCCAGCCGGCGTTTACTTGATTACTGAATCAATTGTGATTCC